TCATTGGAAATACATTGTCATCGCTATAGTGATAAGGATTACCAAATTTACGATTAATATCGTCCACTTCCAGCCCCTGAGGAGCGTATGCGCAAGGCTCCAGTGGTCAAGGAAGAGCAAAGGGATAATTGTTCCTAGAAGAGGGATTATTGTTGCTGAAAGAAAGGAAATCGTTGTTGCTGAAGAACCTGGGGAGACTTTAGGAATAATCTTCATAAAGAGATCATTGGATATGATCTCTCTTAGATAATTAAATAATCCAAGCTGAGAGAGCATGGAAATTAGAACTAATATGCTCGAAGATAAAAGAATCGCGAAGTAGCAAACAATTGTCCCCGATAGCTTGTATTTCATTGATATGGTTTTTGTGCTTGTTACAGAGACTAGATTCAGGTAGAAACCTTTCGGACTGCAAATGGCAGGTGCTGTAGTAGAGTATTTCCTTGTGTTTCTATGGATTACTTTGTTTGAGCTAATACGACGTCCAAAGAATCCCTCATCAGAGTGCTTGTCTTTCATGGAGTAAGCCGAGTCAACAGTGGCTATGTGCACATGGACGCTCTGGGCAGAAGCAAGACTTATTGTATGTGTTACAACATTACTTCTAGACATTGCCATTCTTGACGTGAAATGGGTTTTTACGAGCGCCCGAAAGACGTTTGTTGGAACAGCACCAAGAACCAGAAAACTCCTATTGACATTCTCCGATAGAGAGACCAGTTCTAGGTATCTGGGTTTGCAACTTTCAATTCCTGATAGTTTTGAAGAGTCGTCTGTTGAACTCTCAGAACTACTAGGCAAAACATTACTAATTGTATCGAGTATGCTAGTGAGTTCTCCTGAAATCAGTGATTCATATTCTGCGCACATTTCTAGGAATTTCAACACATTGTCACTAGATAGAACCTCAGCAGAATCTCTACCGTAATTGCTTTTCAAGTAGAGATAGTCTCTTAATGAGTGGACAGGAAAGGAAAACGCCGAGTAAGACTTCTCAATGAACTCCTCATGAATGGTACCAGCACATGCCCCAAGGTACTCAATCAGCTCATGACCGCACTGATTGACAAGCGAAGAATTGGATTCCCAACATGCTTCAGATGAAGAGGATCCTTCACGCAAAGTCTCGAACTTCTCCTTGATACTGTTTCTGTTTGTCCTGATCAACTTTAGATAATCTCTAAGAGAAGCATCGGTGCTCTTCTCAATGGCTTGTGTCAGTTTGAAGAGCTCGGTTTGATTTAGATAAGGCCTTACCTCATCAAAGAAGTCATTGTAGAGTATTTTTTCGCGAGGAAGTTCCATTCTCTTTCCACCATCAGATGCCATCAGAGCTGCCAAAAAAAGCTCAATGTCATCTGTGCCAAATTTGTTATGCAATCTGGCAATCAAACGTGATTCCTCAAGGAATATCTTGCTCATTGCTCTGGCCTCAGTGAACCGTTGTAGAATGAATTGCTGGTCTCCAAATGATTGAGAAATGTTGAGAGAGAACATCAGCGGTTTCGCAAATGTGAACAAGGGTATATACACGCTCTTTGGTTCATCCTTGATACAATCACAATCTAAAAAGTCGAACTTGTAACATGGATTTCTGTATTGGACAGAAAGAGTAATCTTTTCAACACTCTCGGTGTAGGGCTCAAATTTATATACTGCTCTCTCTCTCCAAGAGAGATCATCAAGTGAAATCTTGAGACACTTCAAGCAGACCACTCTCTCTCTATCTCCCCCGTTCAGGTCGTCACAAAATGAGCGGTATATGCACTTCTGCTTGACAGAGTCTGCGCTTATTCTGTTTCGGTCAGATTGTCCACCTTGAATGCCACCCTTGAGTGTCTCGCCAGAGGTTCCACTAAATCTGCAGGGCTCATTCTGTTCAAGTGTGTTTTCTTCTCCATTCATTATGTAAGTCCCCTTTCATCAGATGTCCACATAACACCCCTTCCCCTTCATACATCCCCCAAACGCATACGCCACTGACTTCGGATCCATCCCCGGCAAATAGAAGACGGTCGTGAGTTCTTCAACGTCCTGTCCATGTTCTTTCCAGATGATTTCGGTGATCTTCATGAGTTGATCTCTGGATGGAGAATAATCTAGCAGTTGGACCTTAACATTTCTCCTCCGCATACCTATTCCAAAATCCCTGACGCTCAGGATCTCGTAGGCTATCTCCCCGCTTTTCAATGCTATCCCCCTGAATGTTATTACTACACGTCTGTCATTTTACATCAGTTAACATTCAGAACAATACCCACTAATTAACTCGACTTATTAGTACTGGAGAGTTGTCAAGTCCTCAAGATGGCTACAGTTATTATCACTATGTTTGTATCGAAAGATTAAGTGATATGATTAAACAAAACCTGTGAAGTTCAGCAAAGCAATGGGAGGTGGAACATGAAAGGATTTGACGAACTTAGGTATATCCGCCCAACTCTAGTCATATTCGTTTTTGTTGTTACCGTTCTTCTAATGCTGCTTCCATTAACCTCTGAATGTTGAGTCTTTGTAGTAGATTCACAGTAATTGGTCGCATTTCATCCCAGAAGATTTGTGACTCAAGAAAATCCGCGGCCTTTTTACTTGTCAAAGCAGCAAATACCCTTTTAGCTTCATCTTCAGAGGCGAATGGGAGATAATAGACCGTATCATCAAAGAAAACAGGTTTGCTCAACAATGGACCTACAAGCCTGAAATACAGGCTCTTATAGAGACTGGAAATTGCGATTTTCCAAGGCGCAAATGCATAGTCTCCAACACCAAATACGGAGAAACGGGGTTTAGATAGGTAAACTCTGCTCTTTCTTTTGTCAAGAATTTGTGAATGAGAGACTAGGTATTCCCATGTTTTGGGTGCTCTATCATGTATCGTTGATGTATCCTCACCTATTCTTTTTTGAGTTACAATAACTCTTCGGTCTCTATTTTCAGTCTTTCCTCTTGCCAAATCAGAACCCTTCTTAAGAGGATAGATATATTCATCCTCGATCTCAACAATCTCATCAAATCCGTTATACATAACACCGTTTCGAACTGTCAACTCCAGAACTTTCGCAGCATCATGCTTTATGCCTGATCGCCATTTGAATGGGGAGGCCAATATTGAATTGTTGAGATATTCGGTCGATCTATATCTTTCTACATCCTTAATTATTCGTTGATCTTCGTATTTTGAAGTAGATGCGGGGAGATTATTCTCTAGCTTATCGAAGACATCGAGCAAATTGGAACTTTGGTCTTTGCCGAATTCAACCAAAAAAAGACAAGCGCTTACGTTAGCATTGAAATGTTTCTTAGCATCAATGCTGTAAATGGCTGCATACTTAACATCAAGATTGTTCCTCCATGCGTGCAACATTGCTTTTCTTGCAGTAGATGTCTTGCACAACATTGCTAGAGTTCCTTCTGATGAGTTCAAAGCATCCAGCAGTTTCATGATCATCCAAAGTGAAATATCGAAATTGCTCTTTCCAAGAAGAGAATCGAAACCTCGCGTATTACCATATTCTCCTTTGGACGGGAGATTGGAACCATTAATTGACCCAATTTTTGAGTTCGTTACCCAAGGAGGATTGCCGACCACCAGAACGGGTGTCTCCAATTCCGTGATAACCTCTTTCCAATCAGTAGAAAAAAAGTCGCCTTTCTTAATGTCTACTCTATCTTGATAGACAGTGTTGATGGTTCTTCTTGCGTGTTTCACATAGTCTTCATTAATGTCATAACCTAATACTGATCTGCAATTTGGAAAGCAATTGACCGCCGCCTCCAAGAATGAACCCAATCCGCAGTTTGGTTCTAAAATACTGCCAAAGTCTTCACGGCGTGATTTAATCTTTTCACAAATAGTATTTGCAAGCTTAGAGGATGTCTGAAAATCTCCAAATTCAATCTTTCTTTGACTAGTTGCCACCTGACCACCTCACAAGATTCTATGAATTCCTTGCACATTTCCTGCCTCACTTATAACTCTAGCGTACTGCAGTCTCCATTGAAGGGCGTTTGATATTGTTAGATATCCAATCTCTGGAGGATTCGTAAGGATCCTTTCCCCAAGTTTCTTAGCTTGTATATCATCAACTGGGAGATTGACGTTGAACATTAACGACATTAGGTCCTCCAGGTTCCCATTGTTCTCTAGAATAGATGTTATCTGCTTTGTAAGCTGAAAATCGGCAGTTCTTTGCTTCTCCACATATATCACATGCAATATGTCAAGCTTTCCGACTTTTCTAACACCGATATCTTCTTTTCGATAGACGAAAACCAGAAGATCATATCCAAGGCCGTAAATCTTCTGCTCGGCATTATCAAAAGGACAAGACGATTGAGGTTGAACAACACTAGTCACTTTGATGTCCACCTCAAGCTCGGGTAGATCAATCCCTTTTGCTGAGTTCCCGATTTTCACTTGATAATTGGCTTTTAGATGATCTTTGAAACGCTTTTCAAAGAAAGTTCCGACTGCCTTTCCATCAGTTTTTCCGTACAAGAGAACTTCTTCACGGCCCGTCTGAATCTTTGCATATTCCTTTGCCTCAGAAAAGAGATCATGTCTTGTAAGCTCTTTCATAATAATACCTCCTAAAATGAGTTATGAGAATAAGACTTTGATTGCAACGAATTTGACGGTTCATTGTAAAAACAAACACTGAATTGTACTAGTTTGCAGACCAGGCGATCCATATCAGACTATCTCACATTATCACTCCGTCACTCTTTTTCGTGGGACGATGTAGGCAATCAACAGTAAACAAGATATTCTCAGGAGGAACTTCAAACTTGATTAGCTAGTAAGTCATCTTTGTCGTTGCTACGTCCTTCACTCTTAGTCTCTCAATCCAACTGTGGTTCGCAAAACGGAAAGTCTAAAGCACGCTTTTTGAAAACCATTAAGAGAATACTAACAAAACCACGCAAAAAAGCATCCTTGTTATCCACTTAACTGCACTGTGCTAGTAAACAGTCATAAATCACCAAATACCTTGCAGTATTGCTAGTTTTCCTGAAAAGAAACACATGTACCAAGATGAAAAACACAGTGTAGTTCAGCTTCCTGTTTTTCAATGGAAAATGTCTGAAATGGGGATATGTGTTGCTTGGTGAATGCAATTAGCAAAGCGAATTTCTCCTTTTCTGTTCGCTTATCATTACTCATCACTAGCACACATCGTTTATCTAATGGGTGCTCAACCAGTGCTACTGCTTCTGACTCGACTTCTGTTATGATCTCTTGTGCAATTTCACCCCAGTAAAGGTTTCCTTTAATATGTGGACAATCATTACTGCTAAAGGCGTTGCCACAAATACTACATTCTGATTTAAGGATGACCATTTCTACACTACCGAAAAACCTGTATGGGTACAAACCCTCGTATCCAGTTAACAGGTCTACAATCTGAGGCACCTCACATCTGTTCTCAATAGCTGTATGTTGACCCACAAGAAAAGCGGAGTCTAAACAGCTCTGTAGGACATTCCATGTTTTTTCGTATTCCTCACTGAAAAGCAATTTGAAGTACTCCGATAGCTGGCAGAACATCCTAAAATAAGTTCTTGCGATCAATTGAGCATTTGCTAGTTCCTCTATCTTGTGTTCAACTGCATATTCCTTGATTCGATCAAGAAGAGCTTCAGCTTCCTGGAACCCTTCGTAAGGTCTACTGAAGTTGTATGATTGAAGCTCAAGCTTCTTGTCATGCAATGCACTAGCAATTTGCTTAACTTCCGCAAGATATGAATACTCAAAAAAGCGTTTCAGCATACTCAGCCTTATAGGTTATCCAGGTCAATATTGTCAAACTTTTCTCTGAATGTTTTTGCATCACCGTTATACCTCAGCTCCTTTGATTCTTCACCGTTTTTTACAATGATGGAAAGATTTACCTTGCATTCTTCTTTTTCTCGTCCCCTAATCCTTCTAAGAATATAACTGGTAACAAGCCCCACAACAATCGGAAGTAGGACTTTCTCCGCAATCCAAATTGTCGGCATCCATATGTCAAATGAACGACGTTCAAAAACTATTATCCTGTTACTATCTGCTAGAATGTCCAGATTAACCCCATCATCTAGTGACTTACAAAATTTTAGGAAATCTAAGGATTCCTGCGCGAAATAGTATTTCGAATGTTCATGGGGTTCAGGCAGTATTAGAATATCCTTTGTGATCAACTTATTTCTTGTTTCTTCAGAAACAGAGTAATCTGCGAAGTATTCTTCGAAAGGATACTTTGACGCTTCAAGAGAAACATCAGATTTCATCGTGATACTCCCTCCTTGATAGTTTATTAATGTCGACGTACAGATACTTCTCACAGCAAGAAAGCTATATGCTCGGTTTGCTATCGCTTCTTCACTATAGTCGAGTATCAGAGCATCTTCCCTCAGATCTCGTAATTCTCTCGTGAAAGTCGCTTCGCTTCAACGCTAAGTTAAGAGATGATCTATCACCAAATCTTCTCCTCAACGACGATTTCATAACCTCCGACAGCAATATAGAAGGTACCTTCATTGATTTAGTTCTCATGTGTACCTAGACTGGTATTTCCTTGAGAGCTTCCTTGAAAGTAGCCGCGTTCTCTCCTATAAACCTGTCAATTTCTTGTATGATTTCCTTGAATTCTTCTGGACCAGTGCCTAGAATATCACCCTGAATTTCACCGAAAATCTCTCCCGCAAAGCACACCATTATGAATGCAGTAGTTTTCGAGACTCTTTCATCAGGAGTATGAAATCCTCTCTTTCCCTTTTCAATATAGAGACCCGCATTTCGTATTTTGAAAATCCTTCCTTTCTTGAACCACTTCCCAAATCGTTTCTCTATATTTCCATATATTCTCGTAACTCTAAGGTTGACAAATAGAGCCCACGAGACTGCTTCCAAATACTTCGCCTGATGATCTCTGAAGGTTTTCTTGGGAACTCCGCCAGTGACTTCTTGAGCCTCGTGTTCCTTTATCATCACTGCCTTACCAGTTTCTTCTATTAGTGTAGCAGCAAAAAACGCTGCCAAAGGATAGTCTTGATCACTATAGAATTTCAGGCACAATCTCCAGTACTTATGCAGAGTATAGTATATTTTGCTTTTTGGCACTCTTTGAGCCCCCTTTATCACTAAAGACTTTCAGAATTGGATTAAGGAATAGATCGCGAGTTTTCCGGCTTCAGTCAAAACAGATTGAATTACACAAGAGAGAAAGCGAGTATCCCTTAGATTATTTTCTGCATCTCCCTATAAATGAGTAGAAAAACTTTTGACGCGAAGACAACAAGAGAGAGCAGCAAAAGCAGAAGCACAAAGACTTCCTTCACACTAACACCATTCCAATCGTATTTACTGCTTCGTTGGCCCTAGAAGGAAAGTAAATCAAGAATCAGAAAACTTTCTCTTCAAACCAACAACTACTCCGATAATAGCACATTCGGCGTCCCATCTATCTTTATCTATTCTAATAGGCTTGTACTCAGGATTTTCAGAGGTAAGAATTACCATGTCAGATCTCTTCTGGAAGTATTTTATGACGCCTTCCTGGCCGTTTATTCTCACAACTACCATCTGGCCATTCCTGGCGACCGGCTGCTTTCGAACGAAAACGACATCACCGTCAAGCAGTTTCGGGAACATGCTGAAGCCTGTCACAGTGAGAGCGAAATCTGCCGCGTCCGCCTGATCAACTGAAGCGTATCCGACAATGTCTTCTTCCGCAGGCACTCCAGAGCCTGCAGCGACTTTCCCCAGGATCGGGATCTCTTTCTGAGGCTTCAGGCTAGAGGTGGATACTTCACCTGTAAGGTTGGCATTTGGAATATCAACAAGGCCAAGGAGATAATCTGCTGTAACACCCAGAACTGTAGCAAGTTTAGCAACCTGATCGCTTCTGGGAGCAGCTCTTCTTTTGCCGGATTCATATTCCGAGATAGTAGCTTGAGCTACACCGCTTAGCGCAGCAAGATCATCCTGGTTCAGATTTCTTTCTGTTCTGATCTTTCTGAGTCTCTCACCAAAGAGATCTACATCCATTATAAGCAGCTCCATATACATATCCCCCCGAAAGTATATCACAATTTCGATATTCTCTGTACCAATATCGTAATATCGATTTTACTTATCAGAAAACACTCCCAATATCGGAATTATGATAATATCGTAATACCGATATATGATGAGGTGACCAAATGACCAAACTTAAGAAACTCAGACTAGAAAAGAGAATGACTGTGACCCATCTGGCTAAGCTTACCGGCATTGCTCAGAGTTCAATCACTGAAATCGAAAACGGTAAGCACGAGCCAACCCTTTCAAAGGCCATTCTGCTTGCACGAGCATTCGAGATGCCCGTCGAGGACTTATTCGATCACATTTGTCGGTCATCTCAGAAGAAGAGTACATCGAAGGCAACTGTTTGAACGAAAAGGTCATTGATAATTGAATAACTAACCTTGTCGCAGGTGGGATCATCCGGCCGTAAAGCGGGAGGGGAAAGAGCGAGGAAACTGACTACACTTCAGGGGACATTAAACGATTCTCTTAACCACAAGTAATTAGGAGGATTTCTGGATAAAGCGCTTCATCGAGTCACAAAATCTGGATAGTATCCACGCTTTGAAAAGGCTAGTGCAATCATACCGTATGTCAGTCGAGGAATTAAGATTGAAGTATAAATTTTACTCAAGATCAAGCTTGATGAGTTTGTATTAGTCATCAATAAGTGAGTACTTAATTACCTTGGTTCTGATGCCGATTCTTGACTGAACTAGGCTGCCCAGAAACTCTGGTTCGAAAAAAATAACTTGTGCAGTGTATATACTTTCAGGAGGAATAATGAATTCTCGCTCTTTATACCATTCTTTGTCATAGTCCAAAAAGATACCAACGAGTAGTCTCATAGCACGATTGTTTTTGTTCTTAATATCAAAGCTTACTTCAATTCCATAGTCAAGCGCAACAGAAATCGATGTATATCTTACAGCAACAATCTCTGGCATTGCAACCCCAACGGCACCAAATATGTCTCCTATTGATATTCCAAACAATTGCCACACAAGCAGCAGAATGACGACTACAGTGATAATCACGATAATGATCTGAGTAATCGTAGAGGGTTTCTTCTCTTCTTCCATAGCGTACCTCCACAAGAAAAGCGACAAATAAAACCTCTTCGTACTACAGAACGCTTAGATTATATACCATGAACGATATGTTTCACCAATAGCAACAAACTATTGCAGATTTGTTCCCATACTCAGGCAGACTCGAAACCCTCTTTCATCTAGAACCTCCTTGACAGAACAGACCAGATGAAACAAAAAACTTCGCCGGTGGAGTGACGACCCATCGGCCTTTCTGAGTATGCGAACGAGTTAAAGAGTTCTTTGCAACTGCACCACTCACATGGCGTTGCCCTGGCGCCTATACGCCGGGGCTTTTTTTGCAAAGCGTATCGAAAACCCAAACTACACGAAAGGTAAATGAAGGAGGCAACTATGAACGAAGCGAGAGCTAGAAGGTTAGGAAAAGCATTGTATCCGATAGTCAAGGAAATGAAAGAAAAGGGTCTATGGGTCTCTGCAACGAAAGAGAAGACAGAAGAAGAGGGGAGGGATGCAGGTGCCAAAGAAGTTGTCGGTGCCTCTAAAGGAATTCCCGATAACTGACCAGGTCAACGAGAACTGGAACTCACAGGCGACTTCATATGACGGCATTCTCACGATCAACGAATTCAACGGACTCAAAGGCGAACACAGCGAGAAAGAACTCATGGAGTACATACAGAGAGAACGAATGAGGGCTAGCCAACGCAAGGACTATTACATGGCCGATGTGCTCTGCAGGGTCCTGGACTGGATGAAGACGATAGACGAATACCAGGATTCGAAGATCGAAAGGATTCACAAAGCCTTCAGGCGGATCAAGTTCGAGAACTGGCAGATGAACTCGAAGCTCCTCGCTCTGGACCCGCTGAGGTCGGAGAGGTACTACAAGAAGATCGACAGGCAGATCCCGCTGGGCCTTGAAGTCGATCGAGGAGTAAAGGTCTTCAGAGACGACTCAGGATGGACCCTGGGGAATCAATTTCAAACGAAGAAGGGAGGTTAGGAGAGTGGGAAGAAAGATCGAACCGCACGAGGTCGTATCACACGGACTCTATCTCTACAGAGGCAGCAACGCGCAGGTCGCCGAAGATATCTACCGCAAGGTCATCGAAGGAAAGATGAAAGCCGAATGGTACATGAACGGGGTCCTCTATCGCTGGAGCGGCCCGGGCAAGGAGAAAGTGATCAAGCTTGTTACCGCATGAGAAAGGCCGCTCTCGCAGGCGGCCCTCAGGAACTGAGAAAGAAATCTACAGAAATTATAGCACAAGGAGGTATCTGAAATGGAAGCAGTTCGCTTGGCGAGCACGAAGCGTATCAGCATTGAAGAGTGGAAGCGTGAAAGGATGAAAGGGATTGGAGGTTCTGACGTTGCCGCTGTCCTTGGAATAAGCAGATGGAAGAGCGCGATAAGAGTCTATCTCGAAAAGATCGGGGAAGCTCCTGAAGAGGAAGTCAATGAAGCGATGGAGATAGGAAAGAGAATCGAAGACTTCATCGCGGACCTATTCAAGGAAAAGACCGGTCTTCATGTAGTCAGATGCAACGCGATTCTTCAAAGCAGTGAATACCCATGGATGATTGCCAATGTAGACCGTGAAGTATATGACCCGGAAACCGACTCCTGGGGAATTCTCGAACTCAAAAACGTCTCTCAGTACATGCAGAAGGATTGGGAGGGAGAAGAGATCCCGACTGAGGCATACGTCCAGCTCCAGCACTATCTCATTGTGACTGGAAGGACCTGGGGCTACATCGCCGGCCTGATTGGCGGGAAGAGGTTCGAGTACAAGAGATTCGAATTGGATGAGGAGCTAGCGGACGAAATCATCCGTAGGGAAGAGACCTTCTGGAAGGAGAACGTGCTCAAGGGAATCCCGCCGTCTGCAGACGCTACCGAGGACTGCACAGAAGTCCTGAAAGTCCTCTTCCCTGAGTCAATGCGAAAGTCAATAGACCTTCCCCCGGAAGACGACCTGATCGTTGAAGAGCTAGAGACTCTCAAGGCCCAGAAGGAAGAGCTGGAGAAAGAGATCACGCTGCGTGAGAACAGACTTAAGGAACACCTTGGAGACGCAGAGGCGGGTTTCACAGGAAGGTTCTGGGTCTTCTGGAAGAGCTACTACTCAAAGAGGTTTGCTCAGTCGAGATTCAAAGAAGAAAGGCCAAACGACTATGAAGCTTATCTGGAAGATACGCATTCCAGAAGGTTCAGGTTCAAGAGAGCTGCGTGAAGGAGGTCTGCTGATGCCTAAAGCAAGTGAAATCACTTCTATGGTAAAGAAGGAAGATGAAAGAAGGAACCACAAGCCCGATCCCCTAGCGGGAATAGTCAAGAACCTCACTTCAATCAAAGGGGAAATTGCCAACGCCCTTCCGGATGCGGGAATAACTCCCGAAAGAATGATAAGAATAGTAGTCACTCTTCTCAGACAGAACAAGAGCCTCGCCGAAGCGGCCATGCAGAATCCCGCTTCTCTGTTGGGAGCAGTCATGATGGCGGCCCAGCTTGGCCTCGATCCCACAAATGGACTAGATCAGTGCGCCCTGGTCCCAAGGAAAGGGAAAGTTTGCTTTGACATCATGTACGAGGGCTTAGTAGAGCTCGGTTACAGGTCAGACAGGATGGAATCCATTGTAGCGCGAACCGTCTATGAGAAAGACACCTTCAGTCTGAAGTACGGACTCAACGAAGAGCTTGTCCATATCCCATACCTAGATGGAGATCCCGGCGAGTCGAAGGGCTACTACATGGTCGGCAAACTCAAGGGCGGCGGAAACATCATAGTCTACATGACCAAGGACCAGGTAAGGAAGATTAGAGACCGATATTCTGTAGCCTACAAAGCCGGCCTAAGTGGCAGCAGGAAAGACAGCCCCTGGTTCACAAACGAAGACCGGATGGGAGAGAAGACAGTCGTCAAGGCAGGCTTCAGGTGGATCCCTAAATCTCCTATTATCAGGACGGCTCTAGCACTGGATGAAACCGCTAGAGAGTGGAAACCAAGTGAGCAGGAAGAACCTGACATGTCCCTGGTAGAGGCCGAGAACATCTGGGACGTCGAGGGCGAAGAAGTGACCGAAGTAGTAGACGCTGAAGTCGTTAAGACAGGCAATGGCGACGGCAAAGCCCTGACCGGAAAGAAACCCTTAGAGGTTTGATCTCACAGCCCACCCTTTTTTGGGTGGGCCTTCCATTGAGGTGAATCACATGTCATACATAGATCTCGTTAATCGCTTCTGGACAATAGATTCTGAATTTAGTTTCTCCCATCTTGAAGTCCATTTATACTTCAAACTTTTGGAGATAAACAACAGACTCGGATGGAAGGAAAAATTCTCTGTTTCCAATGGGCGGTTGTGTGCTTTGATAGGTACTACTCAAAAGAACCTCATTAAGGCGCGACAGAGATTAATTGACAAGGAAGTCATCGGATACAAAAAAGGTACCACTCGGGAGGCAGGAGTCTATTACTTTCCTTATCATATGAAAAAGGAAACTAATTTGGAAAGTAATGTGAAAAAAGAAAGTAATTTGGAAAGTAATCTGGAAAGTAATCTGGGAAGTAATCCGGGGAATAATCTGGGGAACATTAATAAGACTAGACTAGATAAAGACAAAGATATTATATATATACCCGCGCCCGCGATAGAAAAAGTTATTCTCCTATGGAACCAATTCCAGATCTCCAAAATTCCTGACAACCGAGAGAAAACTGAAAACTCGATTCTAGATGCCTTGAGACGACACGGTGAAGAAAACCTGCTGAGGGCTATAAGGAACTACGCCGAGATAGTCGGAGGAAGAGAATACATTCTCAGCACTCGTTGGCAGCTTTCGACCTTCATGGAATCTCATGTCGAGAAGTTCCTGGATGAGGAAAGCGCGAAGGCTATGTACCGTATGAAAGGAGGGCCGGATGGAAGAAGTGAGAAAGACTCAAGGGACAGCTGGAAGGAACGCTTCAAGAACCCAGCAGGAACTCATACCGATGAGCGAGATCTTGAAGAGCTGCTCATTAAGTCAGAAACAGGCTCTTGAAGAGTGCCGCTCGAAATGCCCTGGTCCTCAGAAGTGTGGGACCGGCGGACTGATCGAATACGTTGAGAACGGTATTATGACCAGGGTCTTCTGTCCTGTCATGGAAAGGTACCTTAGTCAGGTGAAGATCCAGCAGAAGATCATGAACGCCCTTCCGAAGAACTTCTGGGACCGCACGTTCGCGACATTTCTTCCCAGGACTCCGGATCTCAAGGCCGCTCTCTTAGCCGCGAGAAAATACACAGGAAAGAAGGCCTGGAAGATAGGAGCAAATCTGGTCTTCCTTGGCGGCTACGGTACCGGAAAGACTCATCTGGCGGCCGCGATTGTGAGCGATGCAATATCCGAGGGAAGCACGGCCGCTTTCGTTACTTCAACGAGTCTCACGGGGAGCATCCAGGAGATCAGCAAGAAGTTCGAAGAGCTGAAGACTATCGAGCTGGTGGCCATAGACGATGTCGCTGTAGAACAGGAGAACAAGATAGTCATGCAGAAGATGTTCGAGCTTATAAACTACAGGTACGAAGCCGAGTTCGGCACGGTCATGACATCGAACCTGAACCCGAAGGAGTTCAAAGATCTCATGGGCGAGAGGATCTGGGACCGTCTTGCCGAGAGAGTCTTCATAGCCTACATACAAGACGCCGAGAGCTTCAGAAAGCAGAGGAGAGACGAGTACGTCGACTGGCTGAATGAGGAGGGGGAATGAACATGGTTCTAGTCTGGATCTACGTCGTGGGAGTCCTCATGACCGGCTTCCTGATTATGGTCACCGAGGAGCAGGAGAGGATATTTATCCCTCCTGAAGAGAAACTGCTTTCTTACATAGTCGGTTCGCTTCTCTGGCCGTATGTGATCATTCGGTGCCTGATCATGTGGATTAGAGGAAGGGGGCTCAAGTGAATGAAGAGCATCGATAGATACCTTAGGAGACAGAAAGAAAAGATAACTTCTCAAGAGAGGCAAGATAAGAAACTCCAGAAAAAGCAGGAAACAGACGCGAGAAGGGCCGACGAACTCTTCGGGCCAGAAGAAGAACGGGAGAAGGCGCAACAAGATGACTCGGTATGAACGCGCAGTGGTTCTGAAGAGAATAGACGGCCTCTGGAGAGAGGTATATGCGAAGAGGCTTATAAGGGAGGTAAAGAATGACCAAAGCGAGACTCGAATTCATAAGGTCGGTAGCTCTCAGGCATAAGCAGATCCGGGAAGGAGATAAACCAATCACTCCAGGCGAGACGGAGAATCTTGGATACATTATGGAAGGCGTCCTCTTTGAATGCATTGAGGAGATCGAAAAGATCCAGAAGGAAAATATCGAACTCCGCCAGACCCTTGAGGGCAACGGAATGATGATCCTGAAGGAGGAAAAGCCGGACTCATATAACGGCCGCCTGGACATTATCGAGGTCGATTACTGATGAGCTTGACTCAGAGAGCAGTTTACTCCTTCTTGCTCGAAAGACTTGACGAGCCCTCAGAAGACCTTGAGGTCATTGTCGAGGGCAGAAAACTCTGGCAAGCAGCCTTCAAGGCAAAGGAAAACGCCGCTCTGACATTCCCTGGCAGCGAGTGGCGGGTAAAGAGGTGGATGAGGACGAATGGTAAGAAGAATATGCCCTAACTGCGGTAAAGGACAGTTTAGCAGCGTCGAACAGGAAGACTGGACTTGCAGCAACTGCGGAGCTCGAATACCGAAAGAACTAAACGAGGTGATTAGAAGTGAAACAACTTACTCTGATCGGAATAACAGTTAGAGACGAATATGAGAATGAGATGCCGTACAAGGTTACATTGAAGGCTGCGATCTCTCACGGGAAGGGTTCGAGCAAACAGACCACAAACAGCGCTACTTCTCTCCAGATTCATCCAGGCCGCATAGACGAATTTGTTGGCGAGTTCAACGATCTCGTGCAGAAGTTCTCGAAGAAGGCTCTGCATGAAGACGGACTCGTCGAGTGAGATGGTTGAAGATGAAGTACAGAGTCATTCTCAAGAGGACAAACCAACAGGGAAAGGTTGAGGAGAAGAGACCGGTGATAGATGCCACGAGCCAGCATGAGGCAATGGAGATCGCCCTGAAGATCCCTGAAAACAGAGGCTTCTACGTATGGGGAGTGAAGGAAGATGAAAGTGAGAGTTAATCCCTCGGTGTTCAGGTACCACGTCGAGAGGGCAGGAAAGACGATAACGGCAATCGGCGGAGATTCAAACTCCGCAAGGGTCCTGTTCAATATCCTGACTGGCCAGACCTCATTCACGACAATGAAGATGATCAGGAAATTCGCGAAGAACATGGGAATAGAGCCGCATGAGCTTGTTCCTGACGAGAAGATGGAAAGGCTTGTAAGAGCGTTCGCGGAGGTGGAGTGATAGTGATTGTGATGGTACTGATCGCGCTGTTCATCCTTCTCATGGTAGGCTACGCACCGCTCATAATCTCAGGGAGGATCTCAGATGAAGAAGAAAGAAGAGAAAGCAAGGACGGAAACGGCAAAGGTGATCGGAATAGTTTATCCAACTTACTCCGTGATTAAGAGGCATGAAAAAAAGATAGACACGGAGATAGAAAAGCTCGGAAAAATGAAGACTTCAGTACCGGTCTCCATAATGTGGCTCTATCTTCGGGGACTGAAAGAGTTTATCGAATTGTATGAGCAGCTTGAAAGTGCTAACCAGACGAAGATCCTGGAAAAGATGTGAGGGCTCAGGCCCTCATTCTCCTTTGGAGGGAATTATGCTTCAGCATAGATGCGAGAGATTCGTAGCCGGCACTCATTCAGAAGAGGACCTTGTGATCATACTGCGGTCGTTGCAAACGATGTGGTCGAGGATCCTTGAAAGACCAGTTGTGCTTGGTCTTGAAAATGCCGAGATAGTTGTTGAATCACCTTGTGGGTCTCCTACCTTCCTTTCGAATATGAGTATGAAGGATGCTTTGAGAATTAAGAGGATTATTGGAATCGAAGAGAAAGAGATCTACTATCAGACTATCAAGCTGCTGGAGCTCATGTTTAGGAGACTTACAAAGCGTCAGATGGAAGCAATCTTCTGGCGATTGATTGATCATAGCAGGAAAGACCGAAGACCTCCAAGCAATAGAGAGCTCGCTTCCTTCCTTAACATTGACGAATCAGCGTTCAGAAGACATTTGAGGAGAGCGTGGGAGAAATTGGGACGTGATCCAGTGTATCTATCAAACTACGTTGCAATAAGTCTAGATACAGAGCAGTAGATTTGACTGAAAGTGCTACACTATTAATGTTCAACCGTACCTAGCTTCACACCCTGAGTCATTCACCCTTCTTCTTTGAAAGAAGTGGGCCGTATTGCGGCCCTCTTTTTTGGTTAGTCTTAGCGAGCTCTTGCTGCTAGAAATTTTGAGTAGGTCCGCAAAAAATGATATAATTCGTTAGAATTGTAGAAAGTGTCTTCTCATGGCTTCCAGAGGGAAGCCTTTTTGTTTATATGTGGAGGTCCTTCGGGGCCTCTTTTCTTATCCTGTTACGTAACATAACATAACATAACATATCATAACAAACTGGAGGTGATGACATGCCTAGACCTAACAAGGTTGAACAATACAAACTTGAGAAAGAAGTGCTCGACTGGTCTCGCCAGGGTATGTCATCCAGGGAAATCTCAGAAAAGATAGCTGAGGAAAAGAACCTAGATGTATCATATGGAGCAATAGCATCCTTTCTGAAGTCTGTAAGGGAAGAGAGAGCCGAGACTTCAAGGGCGATAGTCCAGGAACATATGCAGAAGACTCTCCCGAACGACCTTCAACTGGTAGACGAGATGAACAGCGAGCTCTCAAAGTGGTTCAGGGACAAGTCACTATCGAAAAGGGAGAGACTGAGGATATATGACAGCCTTCTCAGGGGAATAGAAATGAAGCTGAAGAACTCCGGCGCCGGCGAGAACAGCACAGAAGACTTCCTGAAAGCTCTCAAAGAGCGCTGGGGGATATGAAGAAAGAGAAGTTCCTCTCTGACATCGGGTTTGTGCCTCACAACGGTGGCCAAGAAGAGGCCTTCATGTCAGAGGCGAGATTTAAGATCTTATGCAACGGAAGGCGCTGGGGGAAGTCGTTATACGCAGCTGTGGAAGCTATCAACTATCTTTTCAGGGAGAAGAAGAGAGTCTGGGTCGTGGGACCGACTTACGACCTCTCAAGGAAAGTCTTCAGAGAGATCTATCGTTACGTGAGACCCAGGAGAAGGATCTGGCACCCTGACGGACACTGTACAGACTCGAAGTCCGAGATGCGGATCCTCACGAACTGGGGAACGGAGATACTCGGGAAGTCCGCCGATAACCCAGATTCACTCATAGGTGAAGGTTTGGATCTACTAATAATAGACGAAGCGGCCAGGATAAAAGAAGTCATATGGGACGAGAATCTGAGACCGACACTGACAGACAGACAAGGCAAGGCGATAATCATCTCCACTCCCAAAGGCCGGAACTGGTTCTACAGGTTATGGACCAGGGGTAAAGACCCTCAATTCCCTCTATATAAGTCATGGCAGCATCCCACATCGGACAACCCTCATATTGCACCGGAAGAGATTGAAGAAGCGAGAATGACGCTTCCTGACAGGGCATTCAGGCAGGAATATCTTGCAGAGTTTCTTGAAGACACCGGCGGTGTGTTTAGGAACGTGAGGAGACTAATTCGAGGAACGCTCAGAGATCCCAAGCCAGGGGAGAGGTTCTTCATCGGCGTGGACCTTGCCAAATACATGGACTTCACCGTAATTACCGTCCTGGACGAGAGAGGAGATCTCGTCTACTTTGCCAGGTTCAACCAGATAGACTGGAACCTCCAGAAAGAGAGGATCAGATACATAAGCAAGCGGTACCCGGGGAAGGTCGTGCTTGACAGCACAGGAGTGGGGGATCCCATCTATGACGAGCTTAGAAGGGACGGCCTGAACGTAGAAGGATTCAGGTTCACGGCCTCATCGAAAGAGCAGCTTATAAACAACCTATCAATGCTAATAGAACAGGGGAAGCTCCACTATGAAGACATTCCCGAACTTATTAACGAGCTCGAGATCTTCGAGTACCAGATAACACCTTCGAGAAACCTCAAGATGAGCGCGCCCGAAGGCTACCATGACGACTGTGTCATTTCACTTGCCCTCGCTGCCTGGGGTCTGCACAGTCTTTTCAGCAAGCCGGTCTTCTTCACGAGGTCAGATAAATACTGAGGTGGTAATGATGGGCATTTTCAACATATTCAGCAAGAAGAGCGAACCCAAGCCCGTTATGGGACAGGTGGGAATCGTGGACACTTCCTCATCTGGATCGACAGGTCAATCGCTCAACTCTCAGACGATTACAGACATGAAAAGAGACGAGACGATAGCGGCTGGCCTTAGATTCATCTCGAGTTCGACGATCTCAAAGATAGGAAGCTACTCAAATCCTGACAGCGATGTCGCGCAGTTCGTCAGCGGCGTGATCGAAAATCTCGAGATCTCGCTCCCGACTTTCTTGAAGAAGATGCTCGAGGACATGCTAGCCTACGGTTGGGCAGGCGCCGAGATCGTCTGGCAGAGTTCGGACGGAAAGCTGTGGATTGAAAAGATTGTGCCTTACGCGCCAAGTCAGATGTCATTCTACCCGGAAGAGGCGCCAGAATACGTGAAGCTTACGACTTCCAAAGGCGAGTTCCAGATCCCTATGTCGAAGATGTTTGTCATCAGAAATGGCGAAGGCCTCTATGGCGAGTCGATTCTCAACACCTGCTATCGCGCCTGGGACTTCAAAAGAAAGCTGTTCAAGATCTGGGCGATCGGACTGGACAAGTACGCCCTTCCCATCATCCACGGAAAGACTGAGAACGTCTCAATGGTAGACGCCAACGGAAACCCGACAACTTCGGTTGAAGCGCTGAACGAGATCTTGAGCAACTTCTATTCAAAGACGGCCGTCTCGACCGACAAGAACACCGAAATAGCCTTGCTCGAGGCGAACTCGAAGGACCTGTCCGACCAGTTCAGGGCCGCGATTGAGTATGCAAACACTCTCATCTACCGTAATCTAGGGTTACCGCAACTCCTTCTCACCAACGAATACGGAGGAGCTTACGCCCTGGGGAAGGTGCATATCGACATGGTCCAGAGCTCTACACAGTCAATGGCAGAGGTGATCTCCGACTCCTTCCTGGATCACGTTATTGCCAAGCTGATTGACTACAACTTCCCCTCTGTTGAGAGTTACGGGGAGCTGGCCATCATTCGTGAGCAAACACTTGAAGAGAGAAAGGCTCTGGCGGTGTTCGTTGAGACGATAGGCCGGGCCGGGATAATGGACAACCTTTCAGACGCTGACAGAAGGTGGGCAAGAGCGCTTCTTGGTATGCCTGAAGAGGAATAACCATGAACGTCGCTACATTTCTCAAGATTCACAAGAAGGCCGAGAGCAGGATCTTGAGAGCGATCAGCATCCCTTCTGGAAAAGAAGCGTACAGGGGAAAGAAGATCTCAATAGACCACACGGCGATCATGAATGCCCTAGAAGCCGTATTTCTTCTGTCAAAGGCCTTGTCCATATATGACTTGAAGCGGAGAGAAAAGAGGAAAAGAAACATCAGGCAATACAGCGAAGACGACCTTCTTTCGGATATCTTGAAAGCGATAGACTTCAGAGAATATGAGAACATAGCGAAGCGACCGGTTAGGGAGATAAGAGAAGATCCTCTGTCATATTTGAAGCCTTCACCTTTTGTCAACGAGTTCTTGAAAGAATACACGTTCACCCTCTCAGAGCCTTTTGAAAGACACTCCAGGGAGATCGAAGAGACGGTCCGAAGTGGGATGTACGAGGGTAAGGCCTATCTCGATATAGCGGAGGACCTTGAGAAGGTTATGGGCGGCTACTTGAACAGGGCCGACGTAATCGCAACAACCGAGAGTACAAGGGCATTTTCCCTGGGGATACTGGACGCGGGAATCGAATCACCCGTAACAGACGGCTTTCAGTTTATCGCAGTAATGGACAACCATACTACAGAGATCTGCTCGCAGAGAGATCACATGGTCATTCCCAAAGACGACGCGGATCTCCTGGCGGAAAACACTCCGCCGCTTCACCCTCGCTGCAGAAGCACCCTTGTTCCTCACACGATCTACGATCCTAAGAGGAAGGCGCTCACAAGAGAAGAGATGGAAAGGATACATAACGAGTATCCCGAAGCGATTCCTGTAAACAGACAGGTTGACAGAGACGTTGTCAAAGCCCTTATAAGCAGTAGAAAGATGACTCCCACCTTCCTGGTCACCGAAGACATCAAGAGGATCGTGGAGAAGGCCAAGGAGCTCTCTCCTGAAGAATATGCAAGACAGGTCCTGGAGGTAGAATGTGATTACCGGGGAATAGACGAGAGCCTTGCCGAAAAAATAAACGAGGTCCTCGAAGAACTGAAGGAAAAGTACCCGCAGATCTGGGAGCAGTTCGGAGGAGTCACCTCAACTCAACATTCAAGAGCGTCGTGGACGGAGTTCTTTCAGAGTAAGTACCCTGACGCTTCTCCATCGCAGATAGCGGACGTGGTAGGCAGACAGCTGAGATCGGTCAAGCCCAATGTGATCGCTTACACCGCTCCGGGGTTCAAGAAGATCGTTGTCAAAAGCTCCTTCTGGAAGAACGCGAGTGAGTTTCAGGAGACATTGCGGGACCAGTTTGAAAAAGGGTGGCTGTGCACTAATACGCCCAGGGGTTCCATAGCTCATGAGTTTGGACACAAGGTGAAGTACTTCCTGGATGACGCGGGAAAGAAGAGAGAGTTCACTTCATGGGTCACGAGAATGAGAGAAGAGAAGGGAATCACTCTTGGAGACGTATCGAGATATGCCAGAGATTGTGGACATGATGAAGCTTTCGCAGAGCTCTTCGCGGGATATACTACCGGGAGAAAGGAAGAGGTCTTCGTGTTATTCGGCGAATGGTTGAAGGGGGTGTTATAGTGCAGTTTCAAATACCCGATTGGTGGGATGAATGGGTTGTGATCGATGAAGAAAAGCTCATGAAGGGTGAAGACGGTTGGTCTCTCAAAGAGGGGGCACCGGCAAGAGCAAAGAGAGAATTCAAGGCGACTATTGAGATGATAAAGATGTCACAATCTCCGCACAAAGACTAGAATGTGAAGAAGACAATGCTCAGGAGGCGAAAGCCTCCTTTTCTTTTGGAGGCTAGTGATGTATGTGATTATCGACGATGAACAAGATAAGGGTTACTTCCAAATCATTGACAAAGAAAGACTTAAGAATTCAGATCTCCTCATTGTCCCGTTCGGCTTCCCGACGATCACGCAGGCCTTCAAGTGGCTGAACAGCAACTACCTAATCTGTTGAGGTGAAAAGAATGATAGAGAAATATCTTGCAGAAATCGCTAAGACTGGCGGCTTCTGGTATCGCCTCCTGCCATACATAGAATTCGAGGATCCCAGATACGGAAAGGTCTCACTCTCGAAAGAACTGGCTCAGAAGATCGAGGCAAACTTCAAGAACGGGATCCCGGCGTATGAGCTCTCACTGGACATAGAACACGGGAAAAGTCCGAACCATCCGGGTGCTTATGGAAAGATCTCTAAGGTGGAGGCCAGAGAGGACGGCCTCTGGGTCTACTCAGAACCGGACGAAGAGGGTGTGGAGCTAATAAAGCGAAAGAAGTTCAAATACATGAGCGCAACTTACGCTGAGAAATACATGGACAAGAAGACGGGTAAAGACGCGGGGCCGGTCCTCAGGGGAGCTGCCCTCACTAACATGCCGGCGGTACCGGATATGGAGCAGATAGTCTACTTTTCAGAATTTGAGAAAGAGGAGGAAGAAGAAATGGACTTCAAAGATCTCTATGAAAAGTCCCAGAAGGAACTTACAGATCTTCGAGCAGAAAGGGACAAGAAAGAGAAGGAACTCTCAGAAACCCTCGCTTCGGTGAACAAGGAACTCTCGGAAACCAAGACAAAGCTCGAGGCCCTTGAGAAAGAGAAGAAGGAAGCCGAAGAGAAGCACTTCTCTGAGAAAGTAAGCAACTGGGCAAAGGGCTGGACCGACAAGGGAGTCAAGCCGGCCGTCCTCGAGAAGATCAAACCGCAACTCAAGAAAGAAGAGGACATGAAGTTCTTCGATGACATTCTCGAGAACACTGAGAAAGTCCCGCTTGGCCAGAGCGGTTCGCAAACTGGCGGTGAAGACGAGCTCAAGAAAATTGCCGACGGAATAGCCGGCAGAGTGAACAAACAATCGTAAAAGGGAGTGAAAAGGAATGCCTGAAGGGATAAGTTATCAGGACAGCAGTTTCAAAAAGGTAGTCTCTCTGGTTCATCCCGATGTCAGACAGAGCTTCAATGTCTTGGGCGGAGTCGGCGGATCGAAGATCGAAGCGGGGACTATCTTTGGAAAGATAACCAGCGGGGAAGACGCGGGAAAAGTAAGGCCTCTGGGTCTTACCTACATAACTCAGACCGAAGCAGAGGCAGCCAGCACTTTTCAAGTGGCGGACGCTTCTGTGCTCAAAGTGGGAGACTCGATAAAGATCACGGCCGATGGTGATGCTTTGACTATCACCGCGGTCGATACGGAGAACAACACCTTCTCAATCGCCACTGAGGACGCTTTGACAGCGACCGAGAACGACGAAGTGATTGTCCAGGACGGTTCTGATGAGGCCTTCGCGGTTTCGGTCGAGCCGATCAATGTCGCTAGCGCCACCCAGCCAGTCTCCCTGCTAATCCACGGAGCCGTGTACGAGGAAGCGATCACCAACCTTCTTCTCGCGACACAGCTAGCCAGCGCGAAGAGTGAGCTTTTCGCCAGGCTCTGGTTCATCGAATCATACTAATAAGGAGTGAACAGAATGGCAACTATACTAGATGTCTTTCACTACAGGACATTGACCGAAGCCATAAAACAGATTAAACCGGTCCCGAGGCTTCTTGTGGACCTGCTCCTCAAGAGCTCGAGGTCAAATCCGGCCAAGTACGCCGCGACGAAGACCATTGAGTTCGATATCAAGAGAGTGGGTCCGATCCTTCCGAGATTCGTGAAGAGGACGAGCCCGGCGCCGGCCAGAAACCTCAAGAACTACACCCACGTGACACTTGAGCCACCCACGGTGAAGTTCTACGACGACATAACCTACGACGAGATCTGGACTATGAGGGATGCTGGAGAACCGCTCACCCAGGTCCAGATGGATCATCTCAGCAACTGGATAGCAGACACTCAGAAGGAGCAGAGAGAGTCTATAACTGCAGCCTGGGAGTGGATGCTCGCCCAGATCCTCTTGACGGGAAAGGTCACCTATTCGGGAACCGATACGAAGTTCGATTACGACTTCAAGATGGACTCGGGCTTCATGGGAGAATCTTCCGACTGGTCAGATTCGACTTCGAAGGCTCCTCTCACGGATCTCAGAGAATGGAGAGTCGAGATGGCAAAAGAGACGGGAGTCATGCCTACACTTGCATTCGTCACACCCGACGTTGCCAAGGTTCTCATAGAGAATTCTGCTCTCGAGAAACTTATGGACAACAGAAGGATCGAAGCAGGAAATCTTACCTATGACTTCCCGTTCATAGGGAACATCCAGGGCCTGAACATCTATGAGTTCAATGAAACCATAGTGAATGAAGCCGGTTCAGAAGTCGATCTCCACGGAGACGATGATCTCTGCATTCTCACCTCTCCAGAACTCTTCAAGCCCTTCTACGCCGCTTCATTCAGCGAGAACGGGCCGGTCCTGGGAGAGATCTACGCTTACTCGGAGAACATCGTGAATCCCGGAGGGAAGAGAGTCTTCGCCGAGAGCCATGGCCTCCCTGTGATACTTCATTCAAAGGGTGTCATAAAAGCTGCAATTACAGTGGCCTAAGGGCTGATGCCTTATGATCGACGTTGATGCTTTTGTCCTAAGCTTTCCCGAAAGTATAAGGGCAAAGATAGTCGATGATGTCTTAGAAGCGGTCGAGGGTTTCCTCTCTGGAGGGGAGACCCTTTCTTCTTCTATCGAGGCATCTGACAAGGTCAAGGAAAAACTAGCGATTCTTTATGCAAAAGCCCAAACCTATGAGAAGCTTTCAATGCTGGAACTCGCTCAGAACACTTTTGCACAGTATTCTCAGCTTGTAGCCCAGGTCCAGGCAGAGAGAAGGCTGAATATACAGGTGCCTTCTTCAGTTCCAGGTCCGGGCTTCTCGATGAATACCGCTCAGCGGTTGTTCAAAGATGAAGACATAGAGAAGTGGTGATCTATGCGAATCGAAGTCAGGACCGAAGAACTCGACAGGCTCTTGAATCAATATCAGAAAAAGCTCGGTGACCTAACACCAGTGATGAGGGACAGCGCCAACGTGATGCACTCCTCTGTCCAGAGAAACTTTGAAGAAGGCGGGAGACCTGACAAGTGGCCGGATCTTGCCGAAAGCACGAAGAGGTACAAGGCCAAGCATAAAGGTACACCTTACCCCATGCTCGTATTCTCTGTGAATGTCCCTTCATCCAGAGGTGGAAGAGGCTATCGCACCAAGAAGCTGAGACAGAGCATTCATCCTCAGTGGGGAAGAGACTACGCGAAAGTCGCCACAAATGTTGACTACGCCGTCTATCACCAGGAAGGTTACGGAGTACCCGAAAGGCCTTTCATGGTCTGGCAAGCACAAGATATGCGAAACATAGAAGATCTCTTCGGGAGGTATCTGAAATGACTGAAGAGCAGCTGATACACGTTAGAGAGACGATTCTAGATTCCTTAGAACAGTTTCTGATTGACAACGGCCTAAAGGAAGTGCTGCAGGTGCCTCATATAGAATTCGTCCGTCACGCTCCGAAGCTCGATGTCTGGGATCACTTTCCCGCTGTAGTGATTTCTCCATCGAGTTCTCAGCCTCTGGAAGGAGTGGGCGTGAGAAACCTGCGCGAATTCCTCGTTGAGATCACCGCACTCTTCAAGTCCGAATGGTTCGACTGGGAAATACAGAGGCAGCAGCTCAGGTTTTCCGGCTTCATGCACGCGAAGTGCGGCTCTGTAAGGTTCCCTGTGATCGACGGCGACGTCACGAGATACTACCTGTGTACTTTTGAAGACGAAAGCTATCTAGACTATTCTGAATTGCCTGACTACCAGGTCAAAGCGGTGGGTGTCAGGCTGAAGTTCAGGATACAGTAAAGGAGTGAATGACCATGGCTCTTACCGGAGCTGATGTATATGCAAGGATCATAAAAGGCGAGACAACGTATGACTGCGGTCTTGTCTCGGACGCAAAACCGGCCATAAAGACTAGCACTCTCCAGAGGACCGGGATAGGCAACGTAAAGAGGGCAAGAATCAACGCACATGACTACGAGGCCTCCTGGAGCGGAGACGTGCCGGATGGAGTACTCCTGGCCGCCCTTCTCAACAAGGACAACGTCTTTGACGTACAGGTTCACGACATTGAACTCATCGACGCTGTTGTCAAATCGTTAAGACTTGCTTTCGATGAAAGAAACCCTCTGACATACGCTGTTGATTTCGTTGGAGAAGACATGGCCAGCATCACGGCCCTCACAGAAGCAGATATTGACCACGTCAAAGGTTTCTTCGTCATGTCGGATGCCACGATAAACTTCAGCGGGTCCAGCAACACCGTGGTCAAGTCTGACATAGCAGCATCCAGAGAAGTTGAAGCGGTAAGGGGAGCTTCTCTCGATCCTCAGGACTTCTCAAAAGGGCCGTTCATATTTGAGGGAACGATCACTGTGTCACCGTCGACTTCGTTTGCAGATGTTCTAAAGGGGAAGTGGCTTCCTACTGACACTCCATTCACGTTCTCGGCGGCATTCTCAGCGCAGTTCTACGATGAGGAAGGAGATCCGATAGCTGCTCCAACAACCGTTTCTATCTCCTGCAGTGGAATGGTCGCTAGCGAGACCTCAGTGAACGTCGGATCTACCGGGCCCATTGAGATCCCGATCAAGATGAGCATCGAAGCCGTAACTGTTTCATAAGGAGGAAGCCTATGCCAAAAGCAAACCATGAAATCATTACGCCTCTATACAGAAGGACGGTAAAGATTGGTGGGTGCAACATCACATTCAGACCCCTCCCAGGCTCGAAAGTGTATCTCTTGAGTCCTGCTCTTAAGCTTGCTCCTAAGCTCGATAAGGGCGGACTAGACCTCACTTCGGAAGAAATCGACGCTGCTCTTGAACTCTGTGAAACTGTGATCGATAGATGGGACTTCGCTCCAGAGGGAAATGAACCTCTCGAAATTTCAAAGGAAAACATAGGTCTCTTCCCCTTTGCCGACCTGATGCTCATCTTTGGAAACGCGATCAGAATGGCATTCCCGAAGGGCGATCTCAGCGATTTTCGGAAAGGCTCCGAAAAGGAGCCAAAGACGACTACGAAATCCTGATCTGGAAAATCTTCGCGCAATCATCCTGGCTGATAGGGAGTCTTCCCTGGGGCTGGGAGACTCCTCTAATCACGATTATCAAATTATGCAAAGCTCAAGGAGAGATACTGTATGGCGGCAAAAGCTGAAGTCTCAATAGTCCTCAGGGCTATGAACTATGCTTCCGATGAATTGAATAGGGTAAAGCAGCAGACGCAGGGTCTCAGAGAAGTAGGAGCTCAGCTTCAGCAGACAGGCCTCACAATGATGGGCTGGGGAACTGCCATCGCCGCTCCCTTCGGTCTCGCACTGAAGCAGTTTATGGGCTTTGAAGAAGAGATGAGAAACGTCAATGCCGTCATGCAGGGTACCGAAGAGGACTTTCAGATCTTGTCGAAGTCAATAAATGAAGTCGCAATGAACTCGTCCTTCATGACGAGCGAGATCGCATCGGCCGCTTATGCTTTAGCTTCAGCAGGAAAGAAGAGAGTCGAGATAGAAGCCATGATAGGACCTGTCTCGAACCTGGCAGAAGCAATGCACTCTGAACTGAGACCGACTGCGGAGCTTGTAACCGACACACTCGACCAGTTTGGCATGACTGCAGAAGAGACTGCCAGGGTAGTCGATATCTTCGCGACTTCGGTAGGCAGCTCTCCGGAGACCCTGGAAAGGCTCGCTTACGGAATGAGATACGCTGGTTCAACTGCGGCCGGATTCGACTATTCTCTCGAAGAGACAGTCGCAGCCCTCATGGCCTTTGAGACTGCGGGTATCCACGGTGAACAGGCCGGAACGACTTTCAGAAACGCCCTGGCAAGACTCGCAGCACCAACCAGTCAGGTTACTGAAGCTCTACAGAAGTACGGACTCACAATTGATCAGGTGAATCCGGCCCAACACTCGTTTGTCGAGATCCTCGAGACGATGAGAACGGCCGGAGTCGATACAACCGGAGCTTACGAGATCTTCGGCACAGAGATCGGTGGTCGAATGGCCGCTGCGATAGCAACTGGTGCCGAGAAGATCAAAGAGTTCACTACAACGCTGGAGGATTCAGCGGGAGCGGCCGAACGAATGAAGGAGGAGCAGTTGAGCTCTCTGGCCGGACAGATAAAACTCCTGAAGTCTTCTCTCGAATCGCTGGGGAATTCCTTTGCCACGCTGTTCAGAGACGAAGTGGCCAATGCTGTCAGTTGGATCAGAGACCTGGCGAACTGGCTCAACAATCTTGATGAAGGCACGAAGAAGCTGATCGTCAACGTAGCCAAGTGGGGTTCGATTCTTCTCATAGGAGCGGGAGCTGTCAACTTCCTTACGGGAACCGTGATGAAAACAATTGCCTCGTTCAAGAACTGGGGAGCGATTCTCGGAAGTTTGATCAAGCTGATTTCAGGAAAGACAGCAGCGGCAGGAGTGGCGGGGCAGGCGCTTACTACTCTATCAGGGACTGCAGCAAAGACAGGCGCTTCGCTAGCCGGTATCGGTTCCTCTGTAGGTGGACTGGGTGCGAAACTGCTGGCTTTCGCGACCGGACCGGTGGGAATAACGATCGCGGCTATCGCAGGTATAACTGCCGGGTCAATCGCCCTGTACAAGGTAATGGACGACCTCTCAAAGGACTGGTTCTCGTCTGAGCTTGAGAAGGCACTGAACCAGACTAGAGAAGCTGCAGACGGGGCAGTAGAGACTATGGAAGAAGTCTCGAGGAGATTCTCTAGTCTTTCATCTACGGCTGAGAGTGAGAGCAGCAGACTGGCCGGAACCATCTCCGGCACTTTCATGCAACTACAAGAAGCGGTTCAAGGCTTTGATGTCATTAACTCGACTGTCGCTGTGAAGTCCGCGATGAACATGCAGAAGATTGCAGAAGAGGCCGGCTACACAGGGAACGCTTTCAGAGATCTGGCTAAAGAATTCTCTGAAAGTCTTACGCTCTCAAGCGATGAAGTCGTTGAGAAGCTCAGAAAAGTCATGGATGAAGTCGACTCGGTCGCTCTGGATACCGAAGCAACGAACAAAAGGATTACGACAGCTGTTGAAGAGGCCAACCAATCGATGATAAACAGCACCAGGGAGACACAGTCTGTTCTTGCTAACCTTTCCGGGTCATACGATGAGGCAGCTCAGTCAGTCATTGAAGCTGCAAATCAACAGGTAAAGGCGATTGATCTCGTGCAGCTTCAGGCCGTGGGTTCAACAGAAGCTTTTGTCACAATGATGGAGAGGCAGAAGTCAGCTGCAACGGACGCATCAAATGAGGTAGGACTTGCGCTTGCTCGAGTAGCGCTAGCAATGGCAGACCAGGGAAAGCTATCAAAGGATCACGTTTCGGGAATTAACGAACTTCTCCATGAATACAGCAGGCTATCTGATGAACTGGAAACAGTCTCGGACCGCTTCGGAGCAAACTCCTCACAGGCCACGTCCCTGAAAAGCAGCCTTAATACTCTCAAAGAAGAAATCGCTGAACTGGGCTGGTCCGCCGGCGAGAGCGCAGTTAAGTTCGGTAACGTCAATGAAGTCCTCCAGGAGACCGCGAAGGAAGTCGAGAAGACCGGCGGCAATATAAATGACTTTCTGTTTGGTACAGAGAATAAAGTGGCAACACAAGAGGCTGTCTTTGAGAGGGTGAGAGATCAGTTCAAAGGAACAGAGAAGGACTCGATCGCTCTCGTCAACGCTTTCCAGAAGCTCACAAACCCCGCCAAGATGTTCGGCAATGAAGTCGATTTCGTAGGAGTTGCACTGGCAGACTTCGGAGTCGAGCTCTTGAGGAACAATGTGCTTGCCACGCACCAGACCGAATGGCTCTCCACTCTCGCGGATTCAATTGCTCAGACCAGGAATGAGTACAGCGAAGCGGTCAAGCAATATGGGGAGAACTCAGAAGAAGCGACCAAACTCAAAGAAGCTCTCCAAGAACTGGAGGTCATCTATGGAAGGCAAGGAAAGGCCGCGGCTCAGTCGGTCTTCGATACTTATGGTTTCGGCGAGACTCTAGTATACCTTAGAGAAAATCTCGGCCTTACCGGTGAAGCCTTGGCCAAGATGTTAGGGATAGCGGACTCCAAGGTCCTCAGTTCCGATGCCGCCGCAATAAATGAGCAGTGGAAGAAAGTCAACGAAGGATCCAGCTTCGCGTCGGCCGCCTTGAAATCGATACAAGAAGAATCCAAGGCGACATCTACAAAACTAAGCGAGATGGCGGATTCAACTACCGAGACCTTTGAGAAGCAGAAGAAATCTATCGTCTCCCTGCGTGAAGAACTCGACACACTGAAGACCAAGCAGGTCGAATACCTCGACGCCCTGGCGAAGGCAGAGGCCGAGGGCGACACTAAGGCTATCGAGAATTACAGGAACAGACTGGAGGAGACCGCTAACGCGGCCGGGTCTCTGGCGGAGAAGATTCAAACGCAGACGGATGAGATGTCCCAGTTCTACAAGATCTTCGAGGAAAATGCCGGAAAGACCGGCGAGTTTGGTGATGCGCTGAAGGAGATCGAACCGGAACTTCAATCCTTTGCGTCTTCGCTGAATGAGATAGAGGTCGAATTTGACGAGACCTGGTCGAACATAATCTCGGCATCGAAGAACGGAGCAGATGCGGTTATAGCAGAATTCAGACGAGCCAGCGATGAGATAGTTGGACACTCTATCGTGCCTGAGATGAAGACAGAGATAATCCGTGAAATGGTAGAGCTTGCCACCGGGATGAGAGACGAGGCCTCGAGAGGTGCCGCTAACTCAATGGCGTCGTTCGCGGATCTTTCTGACGGTCTGAGGGATTATCTCTCACTCATGCAGAGAGAGGCTTCTTCTTTCTCAATGGACAGCATAACAACGGTCGCGGCCGAATTTCCGGAATACTTCTCGAATCTCTCACATGAAGCGGCCAAAGCCGTGGGGAACATGAAGGAGTTCTACGACCTTCGATGGCTAGACGACGTTTACAGGGGTACTACTGATAAGACTAGAGATATGTCACACACATTCGGACAATTGCAGAGTCAGCTCAGAGATCTTTCCGGCGAACTCGGAGACTTCATTCCTTCGGGTGCTGATCTAAGTGTTCCGAAGATCGAAAGGAAGAAGGAGTATCACATCTTCCTTGATATCAAAAAGGAAGAGTACGCGGACAAAGACGAGCTTATCCGGAGAATCGCCAGAGAACTAGAACTGGCAGGTGAGATCTGATGAGCTTTATCGAGAATAGATACGTAGTTGAAGTGAGAACGAGTAGCGGCTACCTCCTTGTCGATTCCGTGCAAGGCAGTGAAAGAGCCGGTCTTTCCCCGTTCACCGGCTCTTTTCGCTGTCGACTTACCGATCCTTCACTTATCTCGAAGGGACAGACGGTGACTCTGGAACTCTGGCATAATTCGAGACTCGACGGAGGTTCATTTGTGGAGACGATCGCCGAGGTAGAGATCGAGAGAGTCAGGAAGACTACAAATGCCATGAGCCACGTCACTATCGAAGCTGAATTCAAAGACAAGCTGGCCAGGTATCTCGAGCAAGAGACTGACATCCTCATATTCTCTCTCGATCCCGGTCTTACGCCGGCGGGAATGGCACAGGCGATATATCTCGGGACTCCATATGAAGCAGACGTGTCCGTGATTACCGCTGAAGAAAGCGATATACGCGCGAGAGACTTTCAGTTCAGTGGTTCTTTGAGAGAAGCGACGATCAAACTCGAGAGGATCCTGGGTGCAAGGACGCTTGTAGACCACTCGTCAAAGACTGTGAGGTTCATTCCCGACTACTATGACTCTTCTTCAATAGACCTCGATGGTGTCATGGAGAAGACCGAGATTGAGGCCGGAGACGTTTCCTCAGGAGTAAAGCTCACCGGATTTCTGAATACGATTCCATTAGAAAAGGGACTTGTAAGACACTATAACCTTCGAGCCGAGTCCTGGTCAGTGATTCTGACGAAGGAGCTGTACACAACACCAAGTGACCAGCAGCGCGTGAAGTACACCGGCAAGTGCAGGACAAACGTAAGAATTGACGAGATAGACAGAATCAAGTCCATAAGCGCAATAACGTATGGTTTTGACTATTTCTCTCTTGATCACCTATACACCGAAGAAGAATACGACCTTCTCGAAGAAGAACCCTCCGGTGATCCGATTCACAAGATGTACCTGGTCTGGAGTCCAGAATCAAACGAAGTCTCAATTTACCGAACGATCATTCTTGACTATGTAGCCGGCTCCTCTTGGGATTGGGGAGAAGCGAGGACATTGTGGAAGATGAAGAAGTTCTGTGAGAAGTACGTCGGGCTTTACCTAAGAGGAAACGTGTTCAAGTTCCCTGTCGAGCTGCAGGTGGGACCTGAACCGAGAGAGCATTACAGCACGAACGAACCGGCTTCTGCAGTCGCGGCCTTGAGGCTTGCGAATCTTCTGTATGCGAAGAAGAGTTATCAGAAAGAGACGAAGCTAGAAGTGACGCCGTCTAAATATGTAAGACCGGGTGGAAGAGCGACACTTGATGGACGTTCATATGTGATCGACGGAATCTCGTTCTCCTCTCACCCGTATGAGGTAAGCCTTTCCCTTCTGGAGGCGATCTGATGAGAAAGAACGACATAGAGAACATCGCGAGGATCCTGAGAAAGAAAGCGTTGGTGAGGACTGGCACGATCGTAGGATTCGAGAATGACGGCAAGGTGGTACAAGTTCGATTCCACGATACGAAGCTCCCTGAAGGACAGTTCGAGAGAAAACTCGTCTGTGAAGGGATAATCGAAGGAAGCACTTTCACCCTGATACAGCCAAATTTTAGGAGGCCCGTCTCAGATCTCGTCGATGTGGAGAAAGAGGTCGGGGCGGGCAGTTTCAAGGGTCTCACGCTGCCGCTCGTAGGGTTCGAGACATACCCTGAGGGTTCAGAAAACCCGGACTGCATAATCGGACTCTTCGAACTCCCTGGAGGTTCCATTTACAAAGAAGTTCTTACGGAAGCGAGCCATGACATCCTCATTCCTGGGTACGGCACCTTTCCGAGCCAGAAAGTGATAGGGGAGGACGAAATCAGGCGAATAGAACTGCTGCCGTGGTTCGGTCCTCATCGCTTTGGTGATCTCTACAAAATTGCATCTGTTAATAATAAGAGCATGGACCACCTGACTAAAGAGGGATTGCATAAAATTGGGCCGGCCTTCCTGGATAAAGTGAGATCTCTTATAACCGTCTCGGATCATTATATGGAACCGGACATGGAAGTGTCGGAAATAGAGAATTGCATTTATGAGATAACCATGATCCAAGACATTTTCAACCTGCCGAATACTGACAGACATCTGATTTATGATTCAGACAATACTGTCTTGTTCTGTGAGGGAATTAGCCTGTTTGAGTATTTCAAACGCACATGGAATTACAACAGTACATACGAGATGTATTCGCAGACATCGCAACCAGTCGGGCAAACCGGTGATCAATCGTCTGCGAACCAGTATTACACCCATTCTCGGAGGGCAATTGTTAGGCCCGGCGAAATGTACATGTTGCAGGCTCTGGCACAACCTTGGATAAGAGATTCCTTTTACTTTGCCCCTAATCCGCTTATGTTACCGTATGAGGAGAGTGATTTCCTCTTTCACGGAGCGTTTCAAATAAGCAAAATCACATACGATCTCTCTGTGAATACAGTGAAGCTCGAGGGAACCACTGTGTGGCTGGAGAGTCCGTCTCATTCTCCCGGTCCATATCCGGTCAGTGAATTCACTCTGGAGTTTGTGAACGATCCTATGCTCGTGGCCGCCCTTCCGAAATTGAGCAAAGACGGCCGGTATTTTGGCATTGAAAGATATCTGACGGCGGAGGAATACGAGAACAATGGGTTCACGGCTTACCCAGTGTTCGTCCCCGAATCGAAACCGGCGAACGCGAACATATCGATGAAGTACGTCAATAGCTGCGTGCGATACTATGACCCGGAAGTCGGTGCTTTCCAAAGATTAGTCCTTGGCATCTCTGAACCGGTTACTCTTCTGGATGAAGAGATGGATTTTGCCAGTCAGGAGATGCAGGTTCTCATAGCAGAAGGTCGTTTCAGGCCTTATTACGTGGTCGATATACCTGAAAGGCTTGAAAACTTCAAAGTCGATAACTTTCTCGTACATAACTGGGAACGCGACAGCGTGAGATTCGGTCCCTCAATCGTTCCTCATGTTGAAGAAGTGAAAACGGGATTGACGCATTCTTTTCTGGATCAGGAGACTTTCCGGAAAGAAGGGAAAGCTGCAAAGACAGAAATCGAGCTGAAGCTCTCAAATATTGACTTGCCAGCGCAAAACAAATTCATCATTCCATCACAGCTAAGAACCTTCAATGAAACAGCCGGCGTGAAGACCCCGTTTTTCACGAAAAACCTGAATGAAGTCGTGGACATCGAGGCCTACAGCGCTTTTCTCGGAAAGCTAGGAATTGGATTCATCAGTTGGGGCCTTGACTTTCGGGTCTTCACCTCTTATGGCATGTTTGGAATGAATGACAAACACTATACAAAACAGATTTGCAGGAACCAGGTGAAGGACATCTTTTTCGCTGGCACTGTTGTTGAGGGTAAACCGTATAGACTTGCCGACTTCGATTTCACGGACTCGAATATTCTTATGGATTATAGCTATGGTGAAAGGAATCTTGAGGACTATAACTATGATCCAGCGAATGGGGGGCTAGCTGAACCAGTTGACACGTTCAAAATCACTAAGCCTAGATATGATACGGGTGCGAACGCAACATATCGATGGGATCCTGATGATATAGCAGTGAGTATAGAGCGCGTGGATGTATACAAGATAACCGGCGCATCCTATGACCCCTGGACAGGATATTGGAACTGGATGTGGGAAGAGCTCCCGTGTCGATCGATTCCCGGTGCCGAGATACAGAAAGTAGAGCCGTATCCAAACATAATGGTTCCTATTCTAGCAGGTGAAATGACTGAAATAGGAGGCAGGTGGCATCTCCCGAGGCTTCATATCTACTACAAACGTGTAAAGGCTGGCGCAGGGCTTTCGTCCGTACCATACTTTTATTTCCGTTTTAGATCTCCGATAGAAGCTTTAGCTGAGCTTGATTTGAAAGAAGCGGTTAAGGTCTTGTATCCAGGTTCATTTGACCTTTTCAATCCAGGAGATACGGTAGGGCCAAACATTAACAACAAGCTGGTGCCGATCATTGAACCGATCTATGGATCGATTGTTTTCCCGGAAACTTCCGACGAACTCATGAACTCTATACGGGGAGACATGACAGGGATAGTGGGAGCATCAAGCATAGTAGGATACTTTGTGAAAGGTAGGAATCTGCAACTCAGTGAATACCTTTCTATGGACGGCCCATATGGTCACGAAGAAGCTTTCTTCATCCCTATGGAAGAGTCGCCTGACCATACTTTTACATACGGCCGTGGGAATTCTTGGCCTCAAACTGGAGAGTTTCCCATATCGGAGGAGATGGTCCAGAAATATGATGCGGTCTATTCTGAGTATTCGTTCCTCCCAGCGAACTTGAAGATAACAAGGGTCAGGCTGGACCGGGCAAAACTGATGTTCAACAAGCTAATACTGAACGACGATCTCACCTCCAATGTTATTAACCCTGCCAAATTTGGGGTAAAGGAGGAGTAGAAATGCCAAAAGTATATCCCTCATACAAAATTGCAATAAACAATCCCGAAATGCTTGATCTAAACGGACTCAGAATGCCTTTCAAAATACCCAGAAGCTTATGGGGAGACGGCCCATGGGATCCGAACATATTGGATATGTTCGATATAGACTATGGCAAGGTACTCAAATGGGGCGATCTTCCGGATCTCATGGGGCTGGTGCTTTTCGAGATCTCTAGTCCAGCTGAAGTGTATGTCTACGTAAACGAATACGCTGGTTCCACACCGGAGCAATTTTTCTCGAACTGGCATGAAATGCAAGGAGAAAACTACGCGCAAGCTGAGTCGGTCGCTTGGTTCTTAGATGGTGAAGCTATCATTTCCGAATCGGACAACACAGTTGGCAATCACGTCCTGATCATTGCCAATGGGGGTTATGCGCCGCCAACTCACGTACTATTTGTGAACAGAAATTACAGCACTGGTCAAACGGAGATGATTCTCTACGACTCTGCTGGCGGAATTCTAGTTAATTCGGTTCGAGAAGCAATAGACCAAAAGCTGAAATTCAGTCTCGACAGCGGGCGGGTCTATATCTACGCATACCTCGAAAATCAATGGGTTAGCATTGCAGACTTTGAAATGCCACTTCTGGAAGCCGAAGACTATTGGGCTACTGTCTTGATTGCTGGCACCGACCTTTACGGAAAGATTTATGATGAGATAAAGGAAAGACCAGATAGCCTCACATACGAGTGGTACGACTATCATACCCAGGAGCATTATGAGTGGGCTTCGGGAGAGGCGCCATGGGACACTTTGGATCCTTCAATCGATGGTATAGAGGCTCCGGAGAAAGCAATTTCCGGGGAGACTTTCCGTGTGGAAGCCGCCACGACGGATGTGGAGAGTCTGGAATTTGTCTTTGGTGGAGTATCTTATCCGGGGGTGAACGAAAACGAGGGAGTCTTTTCGGCTGAGGTCGAAGCTCCGTCGGTCACGGAAAAAACCAGTCTAGTTCTTTATGCTCAATGCGGCAATGTGATCAAAGAGGCATCTATATTAATTTATCCAGCTCTACCGGTGCCGACTCGTGTGAGATTTCTACAAAACGGTTCCGAGATCTCGATCCTGACAATGGAGACCGGGCAAAAAGCGTTCGTTGATGTGCTTGTGGAATCCAGCGATGGGGAAACATGGTCAAAGATTGACGGAACATTGACTGCAAGCATTGTTTCTTTCGACGGTGAGAGCTTCGAAGAAATGGCCGTGAGCAACGTTGAGGATGACAAGATTTTGGTGGAGGCAGATCTTCCGGTAGGGGTCTATTATCTCCAAGTGACTACCACATTTGATTCTCCCGTCCATTTGGAACGAGTACAAAGACTGAAGCTCAAAATCATTGTGGACAGGAGGGAGTAGGATGAATGTCCGGATAAGGTACAAATACGGTGATGGACAAATAGATGTCTTTTCTGTTCAAGCCCTTGACACGTTCTTCGTGGATGCAGTTGTGGAAGGGTTTGACTTGGTAACCGGATCCTGGATAGCAGTAGAGCCGGCTCTAGTCGAGGCAAGACTCGAAAGATACGATGATGAAACAGGGGTCTTCGATCAGATTTCAGACAGTCAGGTTTTCGTTCATCCCGACGGCTTTTTCCGGCTCCTTCAGAAGTGCGACGCTCCTCCCGGGACGTATTATTTGAAGACTACTGCTACATTTGGAAACATTACGCAAATTGAGAGACTGAAGATAAAAGCAAAGGTAATCATCTAGCCGCCCGAGAGGGCGGTTAGCTTTGGAGGTATAACATGAAGAACACAAGAGGATATGATGTACGAAGGGTTATTGGGCTTCCTGAAGATGATGACAGAGTCGATGTGAAAATCGGGGACATAGGGGATGTGGCCAGCGAAGAGACTCTGGGATCGATTCTCCAGAAGCTCGTTGACGTAATAACCGATAACGACGAGATCCGCGCAAAGATCGTCGGTGATGTGACAATCGAGAGTGTCGAAGTAGATAGAGTGCAACTCATTGATACCAATGGCAACAAACTGGTTTTCACCGAAGACGGCGAAATTAACTTCATCGCCGCGGACGGGAAGATCGCGACTCTCGGAACCACAACAGACGAGGCAACTGCCGAAACAGTCATTGGGCTGTTGAAGTCCTTGAAGGCAAAGGACTATGCGACCGAGACCAAACTCGAGGCCGTCAGAGACCTACTTGAAACGATTTCTGGGCTAGATTTCTCGACAGAAACCACCCTCCAGAGTGTTGAGACTCTCATGGACACTATCTCAAAACTCGACTTTGCAACAGAGACGACTCTTGAAGCCGCGAGAGCTTTACTTGAGGCTATTAAAGGTACAGACGGTATCAAAAAGATAGTTGACAAAGTGGATACTAAGGTCGCTGATGGCGATAATGTAGCGCTCGGCGCAACGACCGATGTGGATACAGTCACAACCGTCATAGGTCTTCTGAAAAAGTTGCAGTCAATACTCGAAGCAGGAATCGGAGTAACAGAGAGTTCGCCGCTCACGAGTATAGCTGCAACTGTTGCAAATGGCGATGACGTAGCTCTAGGCAGCACCAGTGACACGGACGCGAACACGACTGTGATAGGCAGACTTCAGAAGCTCATAGTGGATCTCTCTGCCCTCTCCGCTACAAAGACTCTCGCGGATCTCGAGACCGCCATCGAGGGTGTGACCGATTCCATAGTATCTATGCAGTACGGAGGGCTTCCCGTCTCCGAGATGCGAACTGATGTGGTTTCTACTTCCAGCACCCCGGCCGAGGCCAAAGGTGGGGCGACAGCATGGAGCGGTCAGAGAATCGTTCACATTTTGAACCAGGGCAGCGTGAACATTGAGGTACTCACAGACGACGAAGCGACATACGGTCAGATCGTATTCCCCGGTAACGTCTATCAGGATGTCGTGGATGGGGTGATCTACGTTATGTCAGCCTCCGCAGGTAGCGCGAGAGTGACTGAAAAGAGGTATGTGTCATCATGATTAAAGTATCTGCGGTTCATCTTGAAGGCAATGTCTATGAGCTAGCCATTAAGGATGTCAACAAAGTCCTGGACAGAAGAAAGGTAATAGCTAAAAAAGAGGAAGAGGCGCTAGAATATGGTCAGATCTACCTGTCGGACTTTTGCGAACGAACAAAAACGAGTCGGGAGAGCGTCGGGCTTTCCGCAAAAAGCGCCCAGCCTTTGGGACTCGTCAACGGGAAACCGTACTACGAGATCCTCGAAGACGGCACCCCTGTCTTTGAGTGGAGAGACGGGAGACCTGTAGTCGCGTTCGTGGAATACGCCGCGTTCGGATTTGAAGGCACCTCTCCGATCGTGGGATATGAAAAAGACAATCCGATCTATATGGTTCGAAGTACCGAGCCTCCCAAAGAGGTGGTGGCGAAAGATGAGAAGATATAAACCTCTTTCACGCCAGCGGTTCGGAGATCTAAGATCGCTGGCAAGAGAAGTGGATATGAAATCATTCGAATATACATTTCCAACAGACGACGGTTCTTCCTCAGTGGCGGTATATATTCCTAGGTTTACTATTCCTAAAGGAGTGGGGTGGGAGAGCGGCGATTTCCCTGGCGGCGACCTCCATCTCGGCGGCTTCTGGTTCGACAAGTATCAGTGCAGTCACAAATCAGCCACAGACTCTTCTCGAGGCGTTGCGGTGGGGGCGACTATCTCGCCCGGGTCCACAACGGATGTTGCAGTTTCCCAGCAAGGGAAGGTGGTGTGGACTGACATAGACTGGAACAACGCGAAAGTGGCGATCGAAAACAGATATACGAACGGCAGACAATGGCACATGGTAACCATGCGTGAATGGTCTACCATCTGCTTTCTGGCGCGATGGCTCGTAGGGGATAAGCTGAGAGGGAACAACTCCTCGGGCAGAGACTACCGAGATCCCGATAGCGCTGAATACTATGGCGAATTCGACCCGGTTCAAGCGGGCAGGGTACTGGCCGGGACAGGACCAGATTCTTGGTTCCATAACGGGAAAAAGAACGGGATCTGGGGGATCGTAGGAAACGTGTACCAGTGGAACGACTTCCTGATCACCGACAGTGTGTGGGACAATAACGGTACTCCTGTGTGTGTTATTCCGACTGGGTGTGTGGCATATTTGGACGGCGCGATCGGAACAGACGACCCGGTGACGATCACATACAAAAACCTGCTGAACGGTCCCGGAGCGGACGGTTTTGCGGTGGGCAGAATAATCCAGATCGACGTGGAAATCATGACCATTAGTGGTATTGGAGAGAACACCATTACAGTCTCTAGGGGAACATCTGGTTCTTCGGTGGTCGCCCACAGTGACTCTGCCGCGGTGACGATGCCCGGAACAGGAATGGTTTTGACTTCGCCAACATCAAGTCCCTACTACTACGCGTGGTTCAAGAAGCTCCGAACCGACTACCCTGATTTGGCGCTTCCTTCAGATGTATCGGCCTCTGGCGAATGGCTTGATCGGGCCTACTGGCGGCTATACGGCACCCGCGCGGCCCTCCGGGGCGGGTACTGGAGCAGCGGGTCTACCGCTCGGTCTGGTCTCATCTTGTCCCTCAACTCCGAGCCTGCGAGCCGGAACTACTACATTGGTCTGCGCGCCGCTTTGGCGGATGAAGATCTGGAATCTGGGTCCTGAAGATCTGATGGGCGAGCGATAGCGAGGCAATAGCATGGAACCGCTGAAGATAAAACAGAAGATCGAAGATATGATCACATACGCATATATCGTACTGGCACAATTCCCGAAAAGCGAGAAGCACACTCTGGCCGCCGAGATAAAGAGATCTATGTTCAGGCTACTCGAGTTAGTGATCGCCTGCAACAAAAAGTACTTCAAGAAGACTACCATGCAAGAACTCGACGTGGAACTGGATGTTCTGAGAAGTTATGTGCGGTTGGCGGTTAATTTGAAATTTGTGCCATTGAAGAAATACGAGATATGGGCTGGTTACCTTACCGAAATTGGAAAAATGATCGGCGGGTGGATGAAGTCCATAAGGGTCTGAATTGTTTCTGCGCGCGGCCCTCCGGGGCGGGAACTGGAACAACGGGTCTAACGCTCGGTCTGGTCTCATCTTGAACCTCAACAACGAGCCTACGAACCGGAACAACAACATTGGTCTGCGCGCCGCTTTGATAATCGCCAGAAGAAGAATGCTTAAGGGCATTCTTCCAGAGCAAATGCCAAAGGAATTCAGATCCTCGCTTATAGCGAAATACGAGAAACACCGGCGGAGAGCTAGTAGCGAACCAACGTTCTCCGCCGTTTCTATGGAGGTCTATGTGAAAAGAATCAACAACATATTCGAGAAAGTCTATAGTTTTGAAAATATCTATCTTGCTTACATAAAGGCAAGGAAGAACAAGAGATACCGAGAAGATGTGCTCACATTCACTGATAACCTCGAAGCAAATCTTATCACAATCCAGAACGAACTTATCTGGAAGATGTACTCTCCGGGGAGATATAGAGAATTCATCGTATATGAACCAAAGAAGCGAATCATCCAGGCACCTAGCTTCAAAGACAGGGTTGTTCATCACGCGTTATGCAATGTCATCGAGCCGATCTTCGACGCGCGGTTTATATACGACAGTTATGCGTGCAGAAAGGGGAAGGGAACTCATGCGGGCGTTGAAAGAATTATTTACTTCTTAAGGAAGCTGGCGCGGTCTTTACCCAGAACATATTGCCTTAAAGCGGATATCTCAAGCTATTTTCCTTCGATCGACCATACTGTTCTAAAGACGCTTCTTAGGAAGAAGGTCTCTTGTGAAGACACGCTATGGTTCATAGATACAATCATTGATGGTACTTCATGCGGATCTGCCAGAGGGATCCCGATAGGCGCTTTGACGAGTCAACTATTTGCAAACATTTACCTTAATGAATTGGATACTTTTGTCAAATATGATCTTCGTGCGAAACACTACGTAAGATATGTAGACGACTTCATAATCCTGAGCGATAGCAAGGAAGAACTCTGGGAACATTTAGGAGAGATCGAGATCTTCCTGCAAGACAAACTGAAACTATCACTCAATCATAAGACAGGGATATTCCCCGCAACGCTCGGCATTGACTTTCTTGGCTATCACATCTGGAAAGACAAACTTCTGTTGAGAAAGGCGAATATCCGGAGAAGCAAGCGAAGGCTTCGAAAGCTAAGGATTCTTTACGAAGAAGGGGCAGCGAGCTTTCAGAAACTCCGTTCATCAGTGGCGTCTTGGCAGGGACAATGTAAGTTCTCAAAATCGTACTCGGCCATGCAGAGAGTAATTGATTTTGCTGGCCTTTCGGAGGTGTTTAGGTGAAAGACAAGATTGCTCATGCGTTGTTGGGGTGGATAATTTCCCTTGCTCTTGGTGGCCTATTTCAAAACGTCGTGATCGGCTTTGTGTTCGGATGTATGACGGGAGCCGCTAAAGAGGCTATCTGGGACAAATGGTGGAAAAAGGGGACTCCAGAGTTTCTAGACTTCTTAGCAACGTGTGCAGGCGCAATGCTTGGGCTGATTATGTTGCTGCCCGCGAGATTCTAGTTCTGGAGGTGGAAACATGGGGGACAAACATCAGACGGAATGCTATTTCATTCAGAATAGGCAAAGCTTTGAGAAGCAAATCATACAGAAAGTCACGGAATCAACCAACCAGCAGATAACAGAAATGAACAAAGCTCAAGACGAAAGGATTGATGAAAGGCTGGACAGAGTCGAAGCGAACATAAAAGACTTCATGCAGAACGGTTTCTACAAGAAATTCATGCAAGACGTCTGGGAAATGAACCAGAAGCTTATCCATAAGGCGATGGAAAACTCATTTGGAATCAAAGCCAAGAGAATAGAGCTCTGGAAAGCCATTGGGCTTGCATTGCTTGGAGCGTTCGGAATCAAACTGCTTGATTTGATAGCCACAATTGTGAGGTGATGTGATGATAACTCTTGAAGACATAAGAGTTTGGATGAAGCAGAGGGAAACCTCACCATCAATTGAACCTGAGCTTCTCTTCGCAATCGCTTATATTGAATCTTCGCTCAATCCTGAGGCGGTCTCGAGGAAAGGAGCTCAAGGCTTGTTTCAGTTCATGCCGATTACTCAGCAGGATCTTCGCGAGAGGTTCGGTTATCCTTTCAATCCATTTTGCCCCGTATGTTCAACAGTTGCGGCGAGCATTTATCTTTCCTGGTTGCTCTCAAAATTCCCGAACGACATGAACCTTGTCCTGATCGCCTGGAACTGGGGTTACGGAAACGCGAGGGACTTCATCCAGGGAAAGAAACCGAAACTGCCGAAAGAAACAGAGGACTTCGTGAAGAAGGTCCTTGACAAATACAGAGAGATCAAGAAGGAGGAATGAATATGGAATGGCTTTACATTATCCCACCCGTGGCCATAGTCGCGCTTGTGATAGTAGTGCTATGGAAAGGCTGGAAGAAGACATTTGAAACAATTCTCTTCATTGCGAGACCGGCAACCGATATTGCGGAGAAACTCGTTCCAGACAACGGTTCTCTCCTGGACCGACTTACTAAATGGGCAAAGATCGCGGTAGTAAACCTCGAGCTCCAGTATAAGACCGCTAAAGAAGCGACTGAAAAGGGGACGGCCGAGCGAGATGAACTCAACAAGAAGATTGAGGATCAGGCGATCGCACTTATGGAAGAGTGGGCAGAGGTAGATCAGAAAGAGGTCCCTGATCATGTAGAAAACGCCGCACGCGCTGTCGTCCGCTATGAGGTCGAGACTTTCCTGAAGAAACTGCAGCAAGAACCAAGTGCTGTTCTGCTTGTCACGGAAGAGGAGATCAAGGAAACACCGACTCTGGCGATGCCAGACCCTTTAGAATCTACCCAGCCTACGGAGTGAATTTCGATCTTAATTCCCTGAAGTTAAGGCCTGAGAACGTCTATCTGTGGAGAGTGATCGAAAAGAAACCCCTTTCTCTTAACATCGGAGGTAACAAGACCTTGGCTGTTTTCACCCTCGGATTCAAAACTAAGATTCCACTCATCGTTCATTCAGGTTTGTCGAAGAAATGGGAGTCACTTTTCAAGGCAGAATTCCCGGGGGTTTTCATCGGTTTTGAAATTCGATTCTAG